CTTACCCATTGCAAATCCAGCTGCGTCACCTTTACCCTTTTTATTCAAACCCAAGTCAATGTGTATAAATCTTTTATCATTGTCATAACCAGACTCACTTTTTTTATTGAAAAACCATTCAGCAAAATCACCAGTTTTTAGATCTATTGGGTGTCTTCTATCGTAATTGGCAGCATTAGTAATAGTTTCTGGGTTATTGAATAAACCTTGTATAGCCATAGATGGTTGTGCCCCGTAGTCACGCATTGCACGTTCTGGGTTTTGTTTGAATTCATCCTCATACTCTATCGGTATCATTGTTCCTGCCATTGCGGTTAAATAGTCACCCAGGTCGAACTTCTGACCACAGAACATTTCCGCTGGCATAGCTTCCCACAGAGGTGCTCTTTTCCTGTATATCTTATCGTTAGTTTCTGATTCCTCGAACTTCTTTTCCGCAAAGTCATACACATATCTGGGGGATGTAATAATAAATAGTTTACCTTTTGAAAAGAACCTAGATCGTATACGTTTCTTTATTTGGTTATATGATTCTTCTGCATAGTCTTTGTCTTTTGTTAGTGTGTGGAACGAGGCTTCGTCAATAACAGCACCAAATATGTTATATCCTAACGGTGCCTCTTCGTTAGATCCTACAGGAAGAATGTATAGGTTCTTAGGCATTCTAATTTTAGATTTGATACGTGGGTCTGGTGGGTAGAAAGTTTGAAACCATTTGTTATTATCCAGCCTGTTTTTTATTTCACCAAATACAATATCTTTTGCTTGGCTGAACGATTTGGATATGTTTATAAAAGCTATTTTCGTACCCTTTGCCATATTGAAATACTCTTGTGGGTTTTTCAAACACAGCAGTCTGTATACTATGTATACAATAGCCATTGACGAAACATAGGATTTTCCACTATTGTGTGTAACGGTAAAATCGCCCATTAAATATAAATTATTTTTATCAATTTCAAACCCGTAAAAGATATCTTCTTCTTTTTCTTCGACTTTAAATCCTGTGTAAAGAACATTTTTAACTTGTTTTCTAGTAGTACATTTTTTTCGAGCTAATTTATTTGGTATCAGGCTTAAATTACCAGATATAGAAACTCTAAATGATTTAAATGATTTTCCATTACAACTTGTATATCTTTCTTTAATATATGCAGCAAAACCAAGGGATCGGCATAAATAAAGGACATCTTTGCATAATGTTTCATTTTTATTAGAAAAATCTACACAGTTATTATATTGATAACCATCAGAGTCAATTAAACCTGCCAATAAATTTAATCTTACCTCCCGTGAGTTTGTTTTATAATCTTTAGGAATGTGTTTGTTTTTTATTAAATTATATCCTTTAAACTTATTAAGTAGGGTATTTCTATCTTTACTGCCCATCTTTGTTCTTGTAGTTATAATATAGGTAGGACACGTTTTGTCTTTATTTTGATTTATATTAATTTCTAATTTATTTTCTTTAGCTACTTCATAAACGTAGTTTTTAATTTCTAAATCTTTTGTAGCAACCCCTATATTATGATTATTACCATCACCTAACCAAAGTCCTAAAAAGTAAGGGTCTATAGAAACTTTTATCGGCTCAAAATTAATGTATGTTCTCCATAACTTTAAAATACCTTTCATCTTTTTAGAAAGTGATAAATACTCCTTAACAGAAATATTAATAATTGTATTTGCTTTTACATCTCGCCTGCCATTTTTAGCAATAACTCCTTTATTTGTTCTTTTAAGGGAAAGGATATGATTTTCATTAACTACGAAAGAATCTCCTTTAACGGGAGTAATTTGGTACATTTTCTGTTTTCCTCTTTTTAGGGAAAGTACTTTACGGGGTTTTGAATCTGGTCCCATTAATAAGTTCCCCACAACTACATCTTCAACCTTTTTAATGTCGCCTGAAAACATAAGTAATTCAGTTCCTTTTTTATGACACCCGATACCAGCTATATATAAAGCCTCTTCATATTTACCTAGATTTTCAAATTCTTCAAACGTAGTACCGCTATCAAATATATCTATTAAGAGTTGTTTATTGAAAGGCCTTGGGGCATCCTGTTCCAGAACAAAATCGCTACTTTCCAGAAACTCCTTCATCGTCACTGGTTTGTGCTGGTAGCTCGGGTGGCTTGCTAAGAATTCTATCGTTTCCAATTGGTCCTTGGTTGCGTTTTCCAAGAATTTGACGAATTGCTGAGACAAGTACATGTTTATCCTCCTCTCCTAACGACTGAATTTCAGCCGATACCTTTGTAAGTTTTGTTTCTATAGTAACCGTGTTGCTTAAATCTAACATTTCTGGTTTATTTATTCCCTCTAATTCGGTCATCTTACCCAGTATATTTAGTGCGGTATTCAAAAAGCTATTCTTTACTGCCCCCTTGGCTTGCATATACTCTCTTACAGCCTGATTGTATAAGAATTTTAGTTTGTCTATAGCCTCGGCTCTTTTAGCTGGCAAATCAATGTCTGTTGTTACATCATCCTGTCTGATGTAATCCATATCGTTTTTTACTATCCATTCAGATACAGGTACTTCTATTTTGTCATCAGAGCTTATTTTTATACCCTTTTGTAGCACTAAAACTATTTGATGGGCCTCATATCCCATACGCATTAATTCACGTATTTTTGATCTGCGTAATGCTATTCTATTAACATCATCAGTTGCATTTATATTGGGTGACGATAGTTCCAGACTCTGTGGGTCTGGTATTAATCCAGCAAATTCATCATTATTCATGACTATAGTTTAACAGCTTTTTGACCAGTTAACTTTTCCATTCTATCTATTATGACCTGTACGTATTGTGGATCTAATTCCATCATATAGCATTTCCTGTTACATACATGAGATGATGCCATTGTTGTTCCAGAACCGCCGAATACATCTAGTACTAAATCGCCCTGTGTGCTGGAGTTCTTGATGTAGTCATTTACAAGTTTTATAGGACGTTGCGCTGGATGTGCCACTTTGTCATCACCCGAGTCACGCCTAACATAGTTGGCTGCTGGTACTACTGCACCCCCGTGGAACTTATGCGTACCACCTTTCTTCCAACCATATAAAATGGATTCATAGTTATACTGATAATCGCTGTTACCTAGGGTAGGGTTTTCCTTTACCCAAAATAATATCTGACTGAACCTGAATATTTCCCTAAACAATAAACCTATGTCTAATAAATATTTGTCGCCGCTCATAATGTAAATGCATGTGCTTGGTTTAGTAACGTTGTCTATATTGAGCATAAATGCCTTACAAAAAGTTAGGTAATCCTCTGTTGATTTGTTGTCGGCGTATGCGTTGTAATCTAGTTCAACGTTAAATGGTGGGTCTGTAAATACCAAGTTTGCTGGTTCATCGCCCATTAACTTTTCTAAATCTTCTTTGCTGGTAGCATCCCCACACATTATCTTGTGTCTACTTATTTGGTACATATCCCCCAGTTTAACGTTAGTATCTTTTGCTTTATCTAATCCACCATCAAGATCGAAATCTTCCGCATCTTCATCCCCAACGTTCATAACTGTATCTAGTATTGCGCTTATTTCCTCGTGAGAGAAACCTAATAGGTCTGATTCTGGTATTTTATCTTCCTGTGTCAGACCAAATAATACTTCAGCTAACTTGTCATTGTCCCAATCACCGCTGATCTTATTTAGTGCTAGGTTTAATATCTTTTCTTTCTCTTTGGTTAAGTTTACGAATACCACAGGTACTTGTTTCATCTTAAGTGCCCTTGCAGCCTCGTATCTTTGGTGTCCACCTACTATAGTCCATTCCTTTTCGTCTGCATCAAACGATTCGTGTTCTCTAGTATTAACTATAATTGGTTCTACAAAACCGAACTCTGATAACGACTTCTTTAGCGCCTCAAATTCTATATTGTCTATCACCCTGGGGTTATAAGCCGATTTAGATAGTTTATTTACATCTATCATTTCAATTTTCAAATCAGTTAAATTCATTTTGAGCACCTTTCTCTCTAACAAAGTCCATAAATTTTATAAGCAGGTCTAGATCTATAACAGCCAGTTTTGTATGTTTGCCTGATTGTCTGAGTATTAGTATGGCATTATCATCAGAAGATTTACAATATTTCTTTTTAACCGACTCATATAGGGAATACACGCTGAATTTTTTGTATCTTTTTGTATCTACTTTGAATGAGGGGAAATCTTCTATTGTTACGTCCACATCACCTATTCCAAAGTTTGCACCACGTGATACACGTTCTCCGCCTAATTCTTTGGCGCTATCTTTTTCTAATTGTTTCCATGTAGATGTTCTCTTCATACTTGTTCCTATGTTGAGGCGCGTAACCATGCTTTGCAGTTTAGGTTACCGCCTTAATCCCTATCTTACGAGTCTAAATAGACCCATTGGACGCACTTTCATGGTAAGGGCCAATATGGCTTGGTCAGGGTAGTTGGGCTCGAACCAACGACCTCACGCTTCCAAAGCGTACACTCTACCAACTGAGCTATACCCTGTTGGCGGAAAGTACAGGATTCGAACCTGTGTGCCATCTCTGGCTCACTCTTTAGCAAAGAGGACTGTTAGGCCAGACTACAGTAACTTTCCATATAAACCTCTGAAACCAGTGTAACAAACAATGTAATAATTAATCAATTACTTTACTTATCGCTAAGCAAAATAGGAGGCAGACTATCGCCACTAGAATATTCGTTTGCATCGTCTTCTGTTATCTCGTGTATATAATCACTCGATCCGCAGTTAGCACATGTTTTAAAACTTCTATTAGAAAATTCTAGATATAATGCGCTCTGCTCCTCTAGATTTTTAGCAACTTTATCATCAACTATATAGTGGAGAGTTCCACATTTTTTACATTCTGCAAATCTTATTTTCTTCATATTATTTTGTAGCCTTATCCCCTTTCTTCTTTTTGATTAATTTCTTAGCAACATCCTCTGTTTTGCTTTCAACCTTTGGAGTTTTTGGACTAACTTCAATGGGTTCTGCAAGAACAAAATAGTGAATTTTACCTTCGACAGTTGCTAGGTCAACTTTGTTAACCTGTATTCCGTTATTAGCGAAGCTTCCAAGAGCTTGATTTAACTTTTTAATGTCATCATATTGATAAAATTTAATGGTAACTCATCCTCCTTTTATATAAATAACTTAATTATCATACCATTATTGTTTCGATATTACGTATTATATCTTCTTCACCGCTAAATCTATTAAAACCAGCGGTAGTTTTTAATATGTTCTTATTCTTATCCATGAATATCAGTGTTGGTATACTCATTATATCGTACTTAGTTGCAATATCTAATCCTGTATCTACATTAACTTTGAATACATTTAGTGCCGATCCATAATCGTTTGATATTATATCCATAATAGGGGATACAGCCCTACAAGGGCCGCACCCGACTGCGTAAAAATATAATACAATTGGTGTAATGACAGATTTTAATGTGCTATCGAAGTTTTTACTATCTAGTATTTGCATATTATTTTTCCTTAAAAAACGCTGAGAAGTCATTCTTGTCCAACACTACTACTTCTGTTCCGTCACCTAATTGGACAGATAGGCATGGTAACTTTCTGCACTTCAATGCCTCGGAGTATATCTTCCCCCACATCTTAGATGTGACTGAGAAACTTTGTTTATCCGTTGTTTTACAGTCTATCAGGAATTCCTCTGTTCTAACATCCCCTGGCATAAACCATAAACCACCACTCCTCGGCATAGTGTGCCCGCCGAACAGCACGCTGTCCTTTTTTTCTTTTTTCTGCCATTTCTTCATATTACTTCTTCTTAAAGATACGTGCTATAAGTGCTAAACCTATTGTTGCTACGATTCCCCAAAACCAAAATGATCCGATGAAGCCGTTAGTTCTGGCATTTACACCAGCACTACTTTCTTGTACTGGCTGGGCTTCAACCAACTCTTGCAATACTGGAGTTGTACTTGGTTCCGCAACCACATCTACTGCTGGTTGTTCGGGGACTGGTATATGCATTGGTGTCATGCCGACACCTTTTCCATCTGCTAAAAACATTATTCAACACCTCCTTACTAATACCCTAACTTAATTAATAATGATTGCCTAATCTCAGCCAAAGAACTTATCTTAACAGTAAGATCTTCTATCTCCCCTGATACTTGGTCCATTTCATCAATATCAAGTTCTGAGGCTGCGTAAAACCCTCTCGAACATAAATTTGCGAAATCGGAAAAATAATTAAATCCTATATCGTCTGTAGATTTTAGAGTTTCCCATACAGAATAATCACATTGCGCTGGAACTTCTTTGACCACTTCCTTTGTGACTATTTTATCTGTTGGAACTTCCTTTATAACTATTTTATCTACTGTAACCTCTTTGATCACTTCCTTAATCGGATTCTTTGGTGCAACAATCATACCTAAAAAGAACATGATTGCTATAACTATCCAAAATTTTAACTTCGACCACTTTTTGTAATTCATATAAACTCACCGCCTTTTATTTTAATTTTATTGTATTAATCAATTTATGGTAAATTACCGTCAAAAGAATCAAGCCCTAAGATGTCATCAATGTTTACTTCTTCTTCATCTGTTGGTTTTGGTTCTGATACTGGTTCTGGTTCGGGCGGTGCGTCTTGTGTAACATTGCCACCTTTATTATCTAGAAATATTACTTCTTCTGCAACTACCTCTGTCATATATTTTTTGACTCCTTGCGTATCTGTCCAAGATCTATTTGATATTCTTCCCTCAATATAAACCTTGCTACCTTTTCCAAGATACTGTGCTATAACCTCGCCGAGCTTTCCCCATGCAACCACTCTATGAAATGTTGCTTCATCTACTTTCTGACCAGAAGCATCTTTCCACTCTCTGTTTGTAGCTACAGAGAAATTGCAAACAGCTGTACCTTGTGATATGTGTTTCAACTCTGGTACATTTGTTGTATTCCCTATTAACGTAATTTTATTAAGACTTTTCATAAAATCTCCTTTCAATTTTATTTAATAAACTATCTAAATCATCAAAATCATCTCTTCTTAACAAATAAAAGCTAGTAGTGCTGCCCCGCCCACTAGCTGGTATAGCAGATTGATTCATTATCATTCTTATTACATCATCTGCAAACGCTGCTAGAAACGTGTTTGTTTCTTCTATCCAATAGACTACCAGTATGCTCTGTGGAAACGGATAGAAAGTAAACATATCAGCACAATCTTTTTCCATAACAAACTTTTCATACGGTGCGTTGGTTTTTGGATCTATGTGTCCCGCCCTTTTGGTTTGCACTAGTATGGTTTCGTTCTTTGTGGCAACATGGTCTGGGAAATGTCTTATAAACAAGCTCATGCGGTCAAATAACCCCGCCAATGCATTGTTGTGGCTATCGCTGAACCCATCTCTTAGTTGTGATACAGACACAAGCCACCCTTTATTTGTAAGCTTTCTATTTACAGCGGCCTCGGCTATCTTTGTTATTCTGTTTCTATCATCAAAATTCATATACTAATAGATCTCTAAATAAATATAGTAAATCTTTATTTTTTTGTGCCTTAGCTACAAATGCGCCTCCGTGAACCTGTGTGGAATACGGAACAATTACTCTGTTTACAAAGTTGAAGTATTTAGCGGCTATATTGGCTATATCAAACGCATGGTCAACCCATATACCGTTGTCTTTGGTCATACCAATAATAAGAGCTAAGTACCTTTTTTCTGAACCAGACATTTTCTTACATTCTATAAACAGACTTTCTATTTTTTCATAGAAGTCTTCTAAAGACATGTTTGATAAATCAGTGTCTTCGTTCGAATACTTTTTCTTTGCTTGTTTCCAATATGGTGGGTCAAGAAATATCAACTTAGCATTCTTTGATATCTCTGGCAGTCCAGTACTAATATCGTGTTGTTTAATGTCATCTCTGGTAGGTACTAGGTCAAACCCCTCACAATCTCTATCGAAATACTTACATACATCTATTGTCATACCACCCCCCACAAATGGGTCTAATACTAGGTCGCCCTCGTTAGTATAAAGATAAAGAAGATTGGCAACTACCTGTGGTGGTATATTTCCAAAGTGTTGCTGACCAAATCTCTTGTCCCTATCTGGGTAAGACCACATATTGTATACAGGTAATGTCCAGTCTAGTGCTTCAAATCTCTTTGTGTCAGTCATTTGACCGTTCGACTCTTTCTCTACACGGGCTTTCTTTATTTTCTTTTGCACATCTTTATATGCCTGTTTAACATTTACATTACCCGCTTTTACCTGTTCAAACATTTCTGGGTTTTCTTCTGCAACCTTTTCAGCCATATCAATATACCTACCAGAAACGCCAGTTGCTTTACCAGCAATATCACGATTTTTTCCAGAACTGGTGGAACTGGTGCCACCAGTTAGATCTTTTCTGTTACCTTGCGTGTTGTATTTTTGCCACATTCTTTTTATCTCAACGCCCACGGCTGCTTTTTGGCTGGCATCTAATTGTCGTCTGTGAATGTTTTCTTGTACTACAAAACCAACAGGGTCTTTACCGACATATTCTTTGAATGGCATATCTATTCCCAGTTCATTACATATTTCGTATCTGTTTCTTCCGTCTAGTATCTTTCCTTGATATAGCCACACTGCATGTGATTCCTCGTACCCATCGGTTTCTATGCCCGACTTTAATTCTAATCTTTCTTCGGTTGACATCATTGGAAATATATTAGCTATTTCATGGTATTCGTATTTCATTTATTTTCTTTCCATAAAGCATTTAACTCTTTGAAAAAATCGTCATTATCTCGTACTTCTTTTTCCAGTTCTTCCCTACCTTGAAATGTTCTACCCCCCGCATCATAGTATGCCCCACGTCTAGTTATTTTATTCTGTAACAACAACATGGAAACAAGCTCATCAGCTCTATCGAATATAATCTGTGGTTCATCAACTGTTAGATCTGGGTAGTAAAATAAGAAATAACCATCTCTGAACGGTGGGCATATCTTGGACTTTGTTACCTTGAACTTAACCTGTTGTCCTATTATGTCCTTATTTTCTTTAATATATTCGCCTCTTGATACCTGAATCCTCAACGTTGCATAAAAACCTAACGCACGACCACCAGTAGTTATGTTCGGATTACCATAATTTGTTGGCTTTTCTCTTATCTGATTGATAAAAAGTATTAATGTTTTGTTATGTGACGCTTTGCCAGTTATTTTGCGAAGTGCCTTTGACATTAAACGTGCATGTAAACCAATCGTTTGCTTTTCCATAGCCTCATTTAGCTCATATTGCGGTACCAAAGATGCAATGGAATCCACAACTATTAGTGAAACCTCTGTATCAAGTAACTTATCTATGGTGTTAAATACCTCTTCGCCAGCAGACATTTGGGAAATGATAAGTTTATCAGGATCCACACCAACTAATTCAGCAAATTTAGGACTGAAGGCGTTTTCTGCATCTAAATATACAACACTTTTACCAAGCTTTTGAAACTCTGCTACGGTTCTTAGTGCGGTTAAAGATTTGCCCGATGAAAAAACTCCATACAGTTCCACAGTTCTTCCTAATGGAAACCCGCCGCCGATAGCCCAATCTAAGTAGGGCGAGCCACTAGATACACGTTCCGTTTCAATCTCGGGCATGGTTCCAATTCTACCAATCGTATTTTCACCAAACTTTTTATTAATTTCTGATATGACCTTATTTAGTTTAGTTGTTGTCATATATTTCTGGTGCATGAGTAGCATACATCCTCGACTTCAATTCTTGGGAATTTGATATATACCCCTGTAGTTGATTCTGGGTGAAAAATTTGTTTACAAGCTCTTCCCGCCCATCGAAATTATCAAATACAAATTCAGCTCGTCTTTTATTTAACCAATTTATGTCATTTATGGAAATGTTGTTCATCATAAGCCATACGGCTATATGAAAATTACTTGTTCTGTATTCTTCATT